TCTTGCACGGCATCTGACTGCAGCTTTGCAGAAAGTACACCATTCACCCGGTATATATTCGCCCTCGCAGTTATAAGCTTTTACTGCCTTCGGCCTCAGTTCCTCTTCCGCCCAACATTTAAGCTCCTCTACCGGTACAGTCCATGTGCTGACATTTTCTCTTCTTGGCTGAAAAATCGTCATTGACACTTCATTGATATCATAAAGGCTGTCATAAATTTCAAGAGCACCCAAGGCATAAAGTTTCATCTGAGGATTGTCCACTGCATCTACAAGCACACCCATGCCATATTTAAAATCCACTATCTGAAGTCTGTCATCTGAGATGATTAAACAATCTCCAGTACCAAAGCCGTCTGGCACATAGCAGGAAAAATCAAGGCGCTTTTCGATAAGGACGATAGGATCATTGCAGGAGTTTCTTGCAAGCTCCACCTGTTCCATAACGAAATCAACATAGGCATCGGTGCATTCTTCCATCTCATCTGAGTCATAATTTGATATAGGACGCTTGCTCCTTATATGAAGTGCCTTTTTCAGTTTGTGTTCTGAGAGTGCGTGTGCCGCTGATCCTTCCTCTGCTGCCGTACCGCTTGTATCTTCAAACTCAAGTTCAAGCCTTGCTGACGGTAAACAATGAAGCCATCTGTGTGAAGATGATGCAGATAATATTGCGTGATTACCCATTGCCAAGAACCTCCGCATCTTTCAAGATGTCGGCATAGTAAGCCTTGTCAACGGCACTTAACTTGTCGGCACCATACTTTTGAATGATTCCTCGCACTTCGGCGGTAAATCCAAGCTGGCTCTTTTCGGCAAGTACCATACGCACTTTCTCAAGTGGGATATCCGGCTCTTTTGCTGTTTCTGTCTTTGTGGCAGGCACTTCTTTGGGAGCAGAATCACTTTCTGTCATTGCATTACAAACCGCCTGTATGCTGTCTGCAAGACTTCGCATATCATTTACCACATCAAGCAGTAACTTTACTTTGCTCAAGGTCATTTCCTCCTTTCGTAGTCTCACAGATGGAGAGTTCCTCAACACTGTCTCCTGGAATCAGAATGGTTACACGCTGTTTATCTCCAAGGAGGAAACGTAGGATGCGCTCCCTTATGGTGACATTACGACAAGTAACGATTCCGCCTTTCTGTGGCTCTTTTGAAACACTGATTTTAAGGTTGTGTTTCATGTCCTTCACCTCTTTCCAAAGGGCGATTTAATTTGTTGCCCTCTACCTGGTAGCCACGGGAGGAAATGAAATCTGACGGTTTAGAAAAAAATAATGCCCTCGGAAGTTTTTTTGACCTCCAAGGGCATCGCGCTTAATTAGGAATTTTTAATTTCTGTCCGGTATAGATGATATTAGTAGTTAGACCATTGAGCGCTTTAATCTCCGTATATCTTTCACCATTACCAAGCTTTTCTTTAGCAATCTTCCAAAGGGAGTCACCCTTAACTACGGTGTATATTTTATATGGGTTAATGGGAGTCAGCGCCTTTTTGACCTCAGCACGGAAGGTATCCATCGACTTACCGTGTTTAGGAAACCAATGCATTACATCACCATGATTGCTGGCGATGCCTTGCTCATATCCTTCACTATGGCAGATAATATCTTTTTCAGTTAGATCAAACTCTTTGCAAAGAAACACACAAAGATCAACTGCTTCCTTATAAACAGCAAAAAAATAAGAGGCATTGGTAAGTCCATCCTCGCATATTTCAAATCCTATATGTGTATTATTAGCAGTTCCTCCAGCATGCCATCCTCGATGATTCCAGGGGAGTGTTTGATAGGTAGCAATTGTTCCATTCTCCAACTTTCCAATAAAAGCATGAACACAAACTTGCCTTCCATCTGGCTTATCTTGATTCCAGTGGTTGTTGTATTGATTTACGCCCAACAGGCCATCATCAGGTCCAACATATCGTTTCAAATAAGGATTATTTGCTCCGGTAGAGTGAACCATTATGCCCTTTGGTGTAATAGTTTTTCCTGCTTTGTAACAGGCATTTTTAGTTAAAATTAACTTGTGCAGCTTCATTTCTTTTCAT